ACAGGGCCGACGGGATATACAGGTCCTTCAATTACGGGTCCCACCGGGCCCACGGGCCCGCAGGGACCGTCTGGTTCGGGCGACGGAAACATCTTGGCCGTCACAACGTTGACAGGATCATACAGCGCCACGACATCCGACTGCGTACTTCTTTGCGGAGGTTCGGGAGGTTACAACGTGACCCTTCCAAATGCTGTAGGAAATACAGGTCGTGTTTACTACGTCCACAACATCACCAACTCAACGTCAACTAAGATTCTTGCGGCGGGCGGGACGCTAGACAACCAGGGTTCCATCGTATCGGCTGCCACGGGATTCAACATGGCAGCACGAGGAAGCAGCAATGCGCAGATCATCATGATAAGTGATGGCACAAACTGGTGGACACTCGGCACACACTGACTTTGATGTCATTACGTTGACCCTAGAATATACGCCGAATATTCAGTGCATATTCCTCTTGGCGATTCTAGAGGTTAAAAGAGATGCGGCGGACCGAGGCCCGCCGCACGTTCCGACGTCAAGTCGAGGTCAGCGCCAGGCGCCTTCCGCCGCCTTCGCGTCCGTCATGTTGATGACGATGTCGTCCGTCTTGAAGAGAAGCTGACGGCCCTTGCCGATGACGTAGCCCCGCTTGATTCGCGAAGGACCAGGAGGGCTGCATTCGCCGTCGGTCATGATGAGCATGCCGTCCCAGCGACCGCGGTTCTTCGGGTCGTTGGCGAGCCGCGTGGGAGCGTTGAAGTCGGTGCCGCCGCCGCGGACTCGTTTCGCCGGGACGTCCGCGCCGCGGCGCCACGTGTAGATGTCCTTGTCGAAGGCGACGGTGTCGAAGGGAACCACGTCGATCGTCACCTTCTTCGTGAGGGCACCGAGCTCCGAGAAGAACTCGACGAGCATCTCGTTCGAGACCGAACCCGACTGGTCGATCGCGATGAGGAGCTTCGCCTCGTAGCCACGCTTCACGCCCGGGTGGATGTACGGGTACCGCTTGTTGATGCGCTTGATGGAGGTGCTGCGTCCGCCGCGGACCAGCGAACCGACGAACTGGCGGAGGACGTTACGCCAGTTGATAACGTTGCTCACCGACTTGCGGATGGCCTCCACGAGGTCGGACGGGATGTTGCCCCAGCCGTGGGCCTGGGAATCGGCGTGCTTCTGCGCCTTCTCGACGATGGCCTTCACCTTGCCCTCCACGTACTCGCGCTGGTCCTCCGGGACGGAGTCCCACGCGTCGTGGTCGTCGAAGGAGTCGAGACCGCCGAAGCCACCGCACTCGCCGCCGTCCTGCGGCATCTCCTCCTTGATTTTCTCGAAGTACCACTCCGAGGCCTTCATCGGAGGAAGCTTCGCGATCACCTCCGCGAGCTTCATGCCCTGCTTCTCCTCGTCGGTGTACTCGCGACCCTCAGGGTGCTTCGGGAACACGCCCGGCATGAGGCAGAACTCGGGAAGGGGACGGTCGCCCTCGAGGCGATTCGAGGAACCGCCCCTGGCGGTCTCCATGATGATGGAGTTGATCGCGAGGTCAGTCGCGACGTTCCACAGCTTCGCCGGCTTGCGACGTCGGCCGTAGAGGTGTCCGAACACGAGGTGGTAGTACTCGTGGGTGAGAACGCCGCGAATCTCCCAGGGGGAGAGCGACGCGAAGAAGTCGGGGTTCCACCACAACGTCAGCTCGTCGGTCTCCTCGTTGAAGGCCACCGCCGCGGTGGGCAGCGACTTCGTGGGAGACTTGTGGATGTGACGCGAGAGTTCCGCGAAGAACGGGTTGTCCTGCAGGAACGAGATGAGGTGCCTGTCGAGGTTGAAGTCCGTATCGGTGTGGCTGAACATAAGAATAGTGTATCCCCTTTCGGTCCCGCATTGCACTGCAGATTGACGCCTTAGATCACAAATGATCTTATGACTTGTGATTCACAAGTATACTTGTCTACTTGACGCCCACAAGTCATCGTGTCCCGAGGAAGACCACCGCGGGGCCATTCCTGACCCGGCGGTACCCCCAGATGACTGCAAGAATATTCGAAAGAATCTTTCCGAGTATTCCTATGGTCGCAGAAACGGCCTCGTCGGTCGTTCTTGCATACTGCAAGTAGAGTCACTTACTTGCATTCCACGACTTGAATGCAGCAAGCACTTTGCCGTCCACGTCACGTTCGTCACGTTCACGAATGAACACGGGGAATCGGACCTTGCCGTCGGCGGTGAGGCCGTCCGCAGTGAGGGGGTCGGGCTGGCCTTCGAGCTCCACGATCCGACCGATCCACGAGTCGGGATCGATGCTGATCTCGGCACGTTTCTTGTCGTTGAACCCGCCGCCGCACTTCGTCACGATGCCGTTGGGCATGAGGACGAGGAAGCCGCCCCACAGGCCTTCACGCTTCGTGCCTCGATTGCCTTCGTAGTGACCCACGACGACGCCCTCGTAGGTGGTGACAGGCTTCAGCTTGAGGACTGCATCGGACCGCTTGAAGACGTAGGGCGACCTGATGTCCTTCAGCATGATGCCCTCGTAGCCCTTCTCCATCGTCTTCGAATAGAAGGCCATCAGCTCGGAATGGTCGTTGACGGTGCTGCCTACCACCGTGGTGACGTGGTCGGACTCGACCTGAGTCACGAGCTCGTTAACGAGCTCGACACGTTCGGGGAGGGGCGACTCGTTGGCCTGAGTCCGCCAATCGTCGAAGTGCATCGCGTCGAAGACGTTGTAGATCATGCCGCTGTCGTCCTTGTTGTTCTTCTTCGACATGACGACGGACGCCGACTCGTTCCAATCACGACCCATCACCTCACCGTCGAGGACGAAATCGTCCCACGGCGCAGACTCCAACGCAGACTTGACGGTGGGAAGCGTGTCGATCTCGGATCCGCTACGGGTGAACATCGTCACGACGCCGCCGTGTTTGATGGCGATGCACCGGAGACCGTCGAGCTTCGGTTCGACTCGAACGGGATAGCGAACCTCCTCGGTGATGACGATGCCTTTGCCTGCCTCGTGGGTGGAGGCGAGCGACTCGGCGAGTTGCACGGAGAACTTGGAGATGGCACCCGGCCAAATCTTGTTGATCGTCGTCTCCATCACGCCGACGCGGAGGTTGCGGAGGAGGATGCGGAGACACCACTTCTGCTGGCGTGCGTCCATCAGCTGGAAGCAAGAGTTGACGAGGGCCTTCGCCTCGTTGCCGACCACCTCACGAGAGGAAAGCTTCGGAAGGAGGACGTCGAGGAAAGCCGACAGCTGCTTGTCGTCGTCGGCCGGCGCCACGGGATGCGGCATGGGCATCTTGAACTTGTTGACGAAGTAGTTCGTGTATGGATCGCCGGCGGCGACGAAGACCGACTTGAGGAGCTCGTTGCCGCGGTTGCGTCGCAGGACCTCCTCCTTGTAGTTGCGGGAGTTGTCGTTCTCAAGTGCCTCGAGAATGTCGTAGACGGTTTCCATGGTCTTATGATAACCCCTCGGATCGTGAGATTACACTCGTGGCGCTCAAGCGATTCTCTTGATGAACGCAGAATAGTTGGGATTCTCGGGAATCGTGAGGCTGTACTTCTTGGTCCTGAAGGACTTACGTCCCTTCCACCCGTCGGGAATCTCAAGCGTATAGGACCCCGGATCGAACAGGGTGACGTGTTCCCTGGGAACTGCTCGGCCGCGGCCGTCGATCCTGAGATGGGTACGGAGAGACTTGCCCTCGCCGTTGAGGATCGAGACGATCAAGTGCTTCGCAGCATCGATCCTGCGGATCTTGTCACGCTCGATCCTCTGAGTGTTGTTGAGTGCGATGACCCTGATGGGATTCGCGGTCATGTCGAGGATCTCCGTCACAAGCTCGGAGACGAATCCGATGCACTCGGCTCGCTGTATGAACTGGGTCGCAGACAACGAATAGCAGTGGGTCACCGTCGGTCGGATCTTGATGCCGTACGTGACCCACACGTTGCCGTCGAGGTCCTGGAGCTCCTTGTCTCCTCGCTCCCATCCGACGGTGATGTCGACGATGTTGTCGTTGTAAGAGCTGCTCTCCACGTTGTGCTTGAACGTCAAGGTAAAATCGTTGTCAGGTTCCTCAGAGAGGAAGGCGGCCGACACCGCCTTGTAGCAGTCCTTCCTCAGATACTTCGTCGCCGAAGACGACATGACCTTCTGGAGGATCAGTCGGCTGATGATCTTCTTGTCGTTCGCGGTGGAGGGCTGGGTCTCGTCTACGAGTGTCATTTCGTGTCTCCTGAGATTCGTCGAGTAGGATCGGGCAGATAGTCGAAAGTGAAGCAGGGATAGTAGTCGTCGCCGTGGTCTGTGCCTACGGTCAACCACACGTGACCCGTCTCGGCGTCACGGAGCACCCAGCCGCTGAAGTTGGAACTCATGGAGAGAAGGTCTTCTTCGCTCGGCGCATTTTCGGTACCGTCGTCGTTCGAGCGCTCGGACCAGTATGTGCGACGTGACAAACCGCCTTCCTCGAGGACCACACGCGCGATGGGCTCTCGAAAGAAGATCTTGTCGATGCTCGACGTCCTGAAGCAGCCGAAGTAGGACCGGTAGCCGTCGCTCGGGTCTTCCACCGCCTCGAGGACCACACGCGTTCCGCCGACGCCGATGCAGAACGCGTTGTTGTCTACACCGTAGAAATCGTACGTTCCACCCAGGAGGGTCTTGAGGAGCTCGTCAGGAAATCGATTGTCGACAGAGTCGATGTCGAAGTACATGAGTATTCATTTCCCCACGAGGACGTGGCACCACGACCTCTTCGAATTGTCCTTGATGAAGTGACAGTAGCTACTGTTGTGGGTCACGACTGCGAAACACGTCATCCGCTCGTCGTGGTCCTCCATGACAGCGCAACGAGAAGCCCCCTGTTGTGCGTCCGCAGTGCCCAAAAAGATCGAGGTCATGAGAAGGCTGACCAGCAGTGTCGTCCTCATGACCTCAATACTACCTCGACGTAGCGCAGCTTTGCACTGCGTTATTTCTTCAAGGATTTTTCGCTACGATTACCTCCTTGGAGTTCTCGGTCGATCTTGGCTTCTCTTTGTCAATCTTTTTCTGACTTGCCAAATGCACGTCAATGGTGTGTCTAAGCTTGCGATACGATCTGAACTCGTTTCTTGCAATTGGCGAGTCCTTCGCTGGGTCGCCCGACGTGTAGCACCTGAAGGCTGCGTCGCCTCGAGGTGTACGAAGCCAGCATCTGTCGATTACGTGAAGCGCGAGGCGGACCTGGAGTTTCCTGTTTCCACAGATCTGCTTACGTGTGTGGCCTTCCCAATTCTGGCCGATCATCACCTGTCCGAGGCCCACAGATTTCCCACCATCACCATTGACGGCGCACTTTTCTACGTCCTCCCTGTAACCGGACTCGTGTGTGACGGCAGCTGTCAATGCAGCCACTGCGTCTTCTCTACTGATCGTGCTCTTCAGTGAACCGTTAGCCGATTCTTCGTTTACGACCGCAACTATGTCATCAGTTACGACCATGAGCCTATCCTTGCTGATGTTTGGCAATGCGGCCTGCAGCACCAAGATCAGTGCGGTAGCTAAACTAGTCATTACTTGTCTCCTTAGTTTTCCCTGAGATCATCGACGATCTCATCGACGACGCTTCAGGAATTGTCCTGTAACTATACTTCACAACGACTTTTGGTTAAATGTAGACTTGCCGTCTACAAGTGAGACGGCAAGCTGCTTCAGAAGTCGCAGACGTTACCTGCGCCGCTTTTTCTTTTTGCGAGACGTCTGAACGCTTCCGCTGTCGACTTGCGATGAGTCTTCGTCACCTTGAGGCAAGGACTCGTCTACAGCTTCAGAAGCCTCGAGATCAGCATCTTCTGATTCGACTTCTGTCTGCGTGTCTTGTGACTCGACATCTTCCGTCAGTTGGTCGACTTGAGGAGTCTCAAAGGGGATAAGCTTCGTGGGACCTGTCTCTTGTGTCGTCCGCACAGAGACCGGAGTCTCGACGACGACGACACCTTCGGTAGGCGAAGAGAGGGAAGCGACTACAGGGTTGCCTCTCGCCTTGAGAAATTGTTCCTCGGACGGCGGAAGAAGTCCGCTGGATGCGCAACGCGTCTTGAGAAGCTCATACGTGACGATCCCGGTCTCTTCCAGGTATTTCGTCAGTGTCGTCCGACGACGTCGAAGTAGGTCAAGCAGCGATACTTTTGAGATGCTTCTCTTTTGAAGTCTCATGATGTCATTCCTTTCTCTTGTCTGTCTGCGCCTCGAGAGACTGGAGGATGTCGCAGATTGCTTGCTGAAATTGAGGTGATTTCACGATCTTTTCCATGCGCTGTTCCGGTACGTCGATGTCCCACTCCTTCGTGATCGCATCGGCAAACTTTCGCATCACTCGAAGTACGTAGTTCCTTGCCGAAGAGTGGTTCATCTTGAACCCGATCTCCGTCATCATGTCGGCGATCTCTCGATAATTGACGCCTTCTTCGACGGCGACGGTTGCATAAATAGACGACTTGGCTTGTTTCTTCATTGCTGTTTTCACTCTTTGGAGGCGGGGATTCTGCCCAAGGGGGAGAATCTCATTGACTGCAGTTGATCGAGTCTCGTCGTGAGGTCTTCCGTGTTTCTCTTCCTTGCAGATTCGACCTGCGTCCTAACGACATTCGCCACGAGCAGTTCGAGTCCTTTGACCCTGCGCAAGACGATGATAGCAAGCGCAGAGTTGAAGATTCCCAGCAAGAGAGATGTTGCTTCGTACAGCGTCATGTTCAAACAAGAGGAAGTCCTGACTCAAGTCCCGTGACTTCAGCAGGCGTGATCTTGTATTCGGAGCGATCGATGTCAGAATCGTCGAACAGACCGAACCTGAGCTTCAGGATTGCCGACTCCTTGTCGGTGAGATTCGAAAGTACACAACGGACAATGCCCATCAGTTCTTTCGAAGAGACGTTGTAGAACGGGTCGTTGCGGTGATCCGTGTCCTCGATCTTGTCCTCAAGAGTACCGCTGTCGGGATCGGCTGACAGCGTCTGGTTGAGGGACATGACGTTGTGACCAGACGCCATCGTCGCCTTGACAACAGTCTCAGAAGCGTCGACGAGCGCGAGCAGGTCTTCTTGCGTAGGCTCAGCTCCCGTCATCTCACGGAATTCGGCAGCAGCCGCAGCCAGCTTTCGCTGGATTCCTGCGGCGTGGGCCGGAAGGCGAATCATCCTCTTGCGCTTCAGGACGTGCTGGCTGATGGCCTGCTTGATCCACCACGTTGCATACGTGGAGAATCGGAAGCCCTTCTTCCAGTCGAAGCGCTCGATCGCCTTGAGGAGACCGAGGTTGCCTTCCTGAATCAGGTCCTCAAGCGGAATGTTGTGACCCTTGTGCTTCTTCGCGATAGAGATGACGAGACGAAGGTTCGACTCGATGAGTTTCTTCCTAGCCTTTTCAGCCGGGCTTCCGCCCGCCTCATAGGTCTGAAAGAGGCTCACTACCTCAGGGTGCTTCAGCTGAGGATACATCTTCAGGTCGTTGAGGTAAGCGCTGATCGTGTCACCGCTCTCTGAGCCAATCTTTTTGGAAGCAATCATTTCGAGGTCGTCCTCTTCGTTGAGGTTGATGTCGTCCAAGGTTCTTTCAGTTGAGATTCGATCCATCGAGATCGCCAGCATCGTTGCTGTGTGAACCGACGAAGTTGCTCGTATCGGGATTCGAACGAAGGAAACGTTCGTGGGCGAATCGACGTGAAGTCCGGATCTGAATCTCTCGCTGCACGTAGCAAATCTCGTCGTCCCACGGACGAAAGTCGTAGTCGAATCGAGCGGCACGCTCACGCTCGTTGTGCAAGTACGAATGGTGACGATCCAGCTCCTCGTCCGTGGCGTAAGCGAGGGTGTCCATGTCCACCACGTTCGGGAGATCCATGCTGCGATTGTAGTTCTTCGACGGCGTCTTCTTTGTCTTCTTCATCTGGTTCATCTGGTTGTCCTCTTTCACTTTGACTCTTTGGTAGAAAGAAACTTCACGTATACACCGTATGCTGCAGTCGCCACGACAGCTAGACCCGCCATCACGAGTGCCGTCGTCTTGATCATCTTATCACAGTCGTGTCCACATTTCATTGCTCGGTTCCTCCTGGGTTCATTTAGTTTCAAGGTCGAAAGACATGTCCTCAGACAGTTTTGTCATCATCATGACGGATTCCACGAAATCAAGTTTCGCGAGGTCCGAATTTCTGTATGCATCTCGAAAGACGATTCTACCGTGACTTGAGGTCATCACTTGAAGACGACCATCTGGGGACGTGTAAGTCACACCCCACTTCTCCAACCGCTCGCTGAGAGATACGACTTTTCCCATCAGAATGGCCTCTTGAGAATTGAAAGTAGAGAGATTCACGTGGCAGAC